TGGAAACCAGTTCGTTCTCGTCTCGGTTTGTCAAAAGACGAACCTCAACCTCAAACTTGGTCTTTGGAAGACGAACAATGTAGGTTCCACGATCGGTTGGAACAATGTCGTGTCCCTCGTGGTCATCACCGTGGTAAGCCTCAACAGCGTCAAGATCAAATGTGTTCTCTGAAACCGTTGTGCAGTTGGGGCAAGTAACCTTCGTTGTGTAGTCCGGTCCAAAGCCGTTGATGCGGGAAGCAACAAGAATAGCGTTCTTGTCGCCTGTTAGAAGGGTTTGAACATTGATGCGCTTGTTAAGAATGATGTTGCTTAGGAAGCGGTCAATGGCAATGCCCTTCTTAAGAAGTGAAGGCGAAGTTAGAATGTCTTCGTCCTTTGCTGTCATGTATTTGATTTCAATAGTCTCTTCCATGTGTAGAGGATGACCTTCTGGGTAGAAGCGTCCCTTTGACGGAAGATCAACCAACTCGGTAGGAACTGAAAAATCAAATGTTGGTTTGTTCTCTGTCTCGCTCGTCTCGTGCGTTTGTGGTGGTGCTTCTGCTCCCGCTCCAAAACGCTTGCTGTTATCTCTCATTATTACCTCTTGTTAAATATGTTAAGTCTACGGTGTTGAAGGTTCAAACCCGTCGGAAATACCAGGCGGCGCCCCTCCCCCGCCTGCATCCTCGGCAGGTGTTTCAGTCACCTCTCCTGTCGCTGCGTTGGTGGTACTGTCCTCCTCTGCGCCGGATGTGTCGCTCTCAACAACATTTCCTGTAGCAGTATAACCCGGACAGTTTCCTTCTGCAAGCCAATCTTGAAAATTTGGTCTTAAATCTGCACTGACATCTTTATACATAGAGTCGTAGATAGAGTTGCAATTGCTTCTTATTTTGCTTTCTCTCGGTTTGCTTAACTCTGGGTTGACATTATTGCCGTCTGCAAAGTAATCGTAATACTGCTCTCGACCAACCTTAGGGAACTCGACTTTAAAGTTCGAGTAATACCAAGTCATTGAGATCTCTACAAGGCCATCAGAAGAATAATCCAACTTTCCAAAGTCAACCGAACTTGGGTAAGCGTTGTAAAGAGTCCACTTTTCAAGTTCGTTGCCCTTGTGATCTAATTGAAAGATCTGGACTTCCCCGATCGTGTCCAAGAAACTACTAACAAGAGCATCTTGGCCAGGACCATATTTGTTGAAAATGATTCTTCTAGCCTGGTCTTCGTTCAAGCCACCTCGACGAAAAAGCCTTGCAATCTTTCTTGTTGTATTTGGATAATATGGATCAACAAGAACCATGTTGATTTCTTTGTATTGTGGATTGGAAACCTTTGGACTTGGATTCAGAGGAAAGAACTGTGTAGCATACTGGCCCTTATTCGGGTCAACAATGGTCATTCCTGGCTTGTCAATAGACTTTGCATACCAGGCAACACCGTTTTCGCCATCCTGGTCATCAGCAAAAACATCGCCCTCTTTAGGGCGAATGTCTTCTAACGCAAAACCAGGAATAACAACTTTGAACCGAAACTGAAGTTTCGGGTCTCTTGGTCCTGAAAACGGGTCTGCTTCCTTAGTTGTCCAAAACTGAGGAAGGACCACATCTACGAAATCGTCAACCGGAGCCATTCAGCCTCCTTTAGTTGGAGCCTGGCGTGAATCTCGGTAGAGTTCTGACGGTGGACTGAGGACTTGTGAAGGTGGCCCAATCGTAGCGGACCTTGAGAGTAACTTCTGTAAGATCATCAGAACTGTAGTCTAGATCTCCGAAAGTAATCTCCTTGACCCAACCGTTATTTAGAGTCCACTCTTCAACAGCGTTTCCATCTTCGTCAATCTGCTCAACCAAGACTGTTCCAAGAGCACCAACAGAATCAGACTTAGAGACAGAGGAGAAATCTGTGTCTGCATTGATGCCGCCTGGAATACGGTAACCGGCAGCAATAAGAAGATCAGCAAGTGAACCGCCAACATCTGGCTCGACAGGATCAACAAAAGTAATGTCAACCTCACTCCATTCTGTACGCGCCGGCCAGTAGTAAGTGTGGTTTAGATACTGGTGTGAAGCCTCAGAAAAAGAGACAGACGGCTTGCTTGCCTTTTTGGCATACCAAAGGATGCCATTCAGGGTAGAAGAACTACCTCCCTGAAACTGAATTCTAAATCTAAAGCCTCTTTTTGGATCCCTAGCCGCCGCATTGGTCCAGAAGTTCTGTGTGTTGTCTGCCATTACAAAAATTCTCCTCTTTGTAGTAAATAGTGATTACTTTGTTTTAGTCCTCGAAAGAAGCACCAGAGCGAGTAATGATGAAGTCAATGGCAATGAACTCGATGGCGCGCGTTGGCTTAATGAAGATCTTAGCGTAAAGAATGTTTCTATCCACAAGATCTGGAGTTGTTGTTGTCTCATCAAGGACAACACGGTAGTCATCAATGCCGAAGTTAACCTTCACGCTGTCTAGGAACTTCGTGGCACGGCTCTTGAAGTCGTTCCATGTAGCCTGGACGTTTGGCTGGAAGAGTGTTCCGGCAGAGATTCTTGAGATGCCACGCTTGACAAAGATCATTAGACGACGGACATTGATTCGGTCGAGGGCCGAAGGTGTAGCCTGAAGCGTCTTCTGGCCGAAGACCACGATGCCTTCCGCTGGGAAAGAAGCAATCGGGTTGATGTTTACGTCGTAGAGATCGTCGCGGTTGCGCGAGGTCAACTTGGTCTCGACACCGACAACCGGAAGACCACCAGCACCGTTGGAGAGTCCACCTCGGTTGAAGCCGGCAGGAGCGAACCAAACATCAGCAGAGCGCTCTGTGCTCGCTAGAACACCGAGAGCAACAACAGATGGCGGAACATCAAGGAGAACGCCATTGATGGTGTCGCGGACCTTAACCCATGGGTAGTAAGCAGCACCGTAAGAGTTATTTAGGTTTCTTGCCTTGATATTGGTAAGGACAGTGTTTAAGTTGCCCTTACGAGAAGAACGTGAACTTGAACTTTCGTGTCTTGGAGTAAAGCCGCCTTCGACATCAATGACAGCGAGAGTGTCGCCGCGAGCCTCGGCAGTCTGGATGATGTGGTCCGTGACACGATCATCAGTAATACCAGGGATGCTTAGAAGATTCATTTCGGCAACTTCTGGATCCGCAACAGTATCGATTGCACGACGAAGTGTGTAGTAAACATAGCTGTTCTGCTCTGTCGGGTCGGTGTTGATAAGAGAGTTGCGGAATGGATCGCGCTCTGTGATGTCTAGGCCATCAAAGCCGCCGAACATTGGTGAAGTGAAGCGGTTGATTCTTGAGTCTAGGACGTTCTTGAAGCGGGCTGTTCCAAGTGAACTTGAAGCAGTCCAAGAGGTGCCTGCGACCATGGAGCCAGAAGACCAGACCGCCTGTGTAATGTTGTTCGACGGAGCAGACGACGTGAAGTTGGAACCTGTTGTGACAATAACCTCATCGAGTGAGAAGATCCACTGATGTTCTAGGCCAGCCAAGCTAGCCTTGCCGAAGTCATCAACCCACTGAGCATCTGAAATAACAGCAGAACCGAAGGCCCTGAGGTAATCTGCGTAGCCAGGGTCTGTTACATTTGAAGAAACGTTCTTGCCTGTCTGTAGACCGAAGTAAGCGTTTGATGTAGGATCTGCTCCGTCATTAGAGGATCCAGCCTCAGTTGATGCCGTAACACGAATTCCAACCGCCGGGAAGACAATGTTTGCCGTTCCGAAGGCTTTGTTGTCAGCGTTGACAAGCTTTCCAGTATCGACGAAGTGAGCCGTTGGAACATTGCCGGAACCCTGGATGTAAGCAGTTACTGGACTAATAGCCGTGCTCGCAGAAGCGAATGTGGCCGCCGGGAAGCGAGGTGGACCGTAAACACCGAACGGTAGGAGAGCAGCGTTTGGAGCACTAGTGTCATAATCAGAGTGCATGTGGACGCGAATGTAGCGTGAAGCATTCGGGAAATCGCCAAAGTCGCGGTAACGCTTTTCAGTTGAATCCCACTCCATCTGCATGTCACCAATCTTCGCGGCAATGAAGTTAGCGGAGTTCTTATCAAGATTACAGTTTGAGAAGCGCTCTAGGACAACCGGACGAAGGTCACTATCGTCTGCTCTACGGACAACAACATCGAAAGTTCCAAACTTGACATTCTCGTTTGCAGAAGCACGAATGTTGTCAATGGAAATCTTTACATTGTCCTGTAGCCAAGAACCGTAGCCGTTGATTCCAACAAACTTGAATAGTTTCTGCATTCCACCGTAAGAGTAGCTGCCGGTGTCAGCAGAGAGGTTCTGGCCGAAGAACCAGCCAGAGTGAGCGTCACGGTAAGCCATGCGCTTCTCGTGGTTACCTTCGTCAGCGTTTCCAGAAACAACTGGAAGGATTACACCATAGTAGTCATTTGAACTTGGGACAAGACTCTCTACTGTAAGGTGACGCTCGAAAGTCTCGCCTAGCCAATAAGGCTTATCGTTATCAGAGCCCTCGATGGTTGTATTTACCAACTGCGGGTTTGTGCTGAAGACTTTACGAATAAAGTTCTCGCTGCTCTCGTTAAGGGAGAAAGTAACATTCTCGATTTCTGTGCTCGGAGTCTGAATAACTCGGACCTTGAACTGACCAGAAGCGTCGGACTTAACTAGTGTAGCAACACCTTCAATCTGGTTGCCGGCAGGAGACGTACCGGAAAGGACCGGAACAGAGCCGCTATCCATGTACCAGACAGCCGCGAGCGTTCCGTCATAAGTTGAACCATCAGCGCCAGACGGGAAGATGAAGAGACCAAAGGGACCACCGTTAGATGCAAGCGTAGGGTCAGGGGCATTCTGTGTCTCCCAACCAGCCTTGCCAGCAGCGTTGGCATCTGGGTGCTGCGTGCCGACTAGACGAATGAATGTGACAGGACCGACGCCAGAGCGGAGGTAAGCCTGTGCTGCATATGCACCGTAGGTAGGAGAAGAATAGTTGCCCTCGCGCCAGACATCACTTACACCGCCAAGACCGGCTATTGGGTTTCCGAAGATCTCAACGAACTCTGAAAAAGAGCGAACCTTGGTCGGGATCATGCCCGGTCCCTTCTCAGTGCGGCCAACGATAACGGGACCGACGTTTTCGGGTAGGGCTGGGATTTGGGACTGATCGATTTCGTTTAGGAAAATACCTGGGGAAACGAATCTAAACTTGTCAACTGGCATCTATTAGTCTCCTTGTGCAGCATTCATACTACAATGCGTTTCTCATAATAAATAGTCTATTATAGAAGCAACCACCTTTACTCTCTATAAAAACCTTCGTCGTCATCTAGGAAGGTATTTATGTCTCCCAAGATTACTCTTTCTCTTGGAATCTTTACATCTACATAGTTTTCTATTGTTGTAAACTTCGGCTTTGGATCATTCTTGCCCTCGCCCATTAGATAACCAAGGACTTTGAACTTGATGTCTGTAATGTAAGTTCTTTCTTCTTCTCCGAGATCCGCTATGTTGTTGCTGTAAGAAATGTCGCCCTCAACAAAGGCTTCGTATCTATGACCTTCATTTGTGATAAAGAAAGAGTTAGCCTGTCCCGTAAAGGAATAGAAAGGCTGGGTTAGGTCGTTCATCTGTTGCACGAACTCAGTTCTGATGCGAAGAGAGTACATTGCGTTAACCCAAATAGGAATGGGCATGTAAACTGTTTCAAAAACAACACGGCTTTTGTCCGTCTTTGTTTTGATTGGAAAGTTTAGTTGTCCATTTCCTACGTTGTTACCAGCACCATATTGTCTCTTTGAGAAGGCGTTCATAAAGTTTGATGTTTTGCCTTGGTTTATTCGCCTCGCTGCTGGAATGTTGACTCTACGAACTCTATGCATTCCGCGACCAAAGTCTGGCATATGAGCCTGGAACGTTCCTTTAAAAGCAGGATCTTTTGTCATCGACGCTCTTTCAAGTGTCATAAGAGGAAGTTTGAATACACCCTTCTTGTCTCTTATGTTTTGATCATCGCTGTTCTTTATTTGATGGGAGCGCTCGGCTGCAACCCAAAGAACAGGAACACGGACATTGCCTTTGTTTGTTTCAGTGTGAAGAGCAAGTTCATCTTTTACATAGTTGAAGATCGCTGTGTCGATGTTCTCAATAGTAGAGGGCATAAACGGGATCTCTTTTAGATTCTCGTTTGCTCCTTCTATTCCTGTGTGGTCGTATTTAGGTGCCATCGAATAGATCCTCTCGTGCTCTGACGCACTTGGCTGAAATCTCTAATAGGTGGTCGATCTGACCATAAAGTTGTTTTGGTTCTGAAAGAGTGACGATCTCATAGAAAGTGTCGCCATAAAGAACAAAGTCGCCTTCTCTTACATAGAGGTCTTGATCCTCGGTTAAACGCCTCTTGTGAAAATGAACAATGATGGATGCGTCTTTGTCAAGTCCGATGTTTTGCTGATACTTTGTTTGGATACCTTCCCACTCAACAAGAGCGTGAACCCTTACAGGAGGAAGAAAGTTCTTTTTTATTGCCTCGCCATAGATCGGGTGGTAGTTGGTTGTCTTGTCGTCTATTGGGTAATAAGCAACTGTTTGACCAATGACCCTTTCAATAAGTTCGTCATTGACTTGCTTTACAAGATCTCGCTCCTTCTTGCCTGTGAAAAGAGGAGGAGGCGGGGCGTCTGGTTGTGTCCACTTGTTTTGTGCCATTTAGTTACCCCTGGTAGATCATCATTGGAATATTAGAGTTTACCTTATCAATAGCAGCAATAAGTTCTGAGTCCTGCTGCGCAAGTGCCTTGTAAGTCATCTCGTCCAAGATCTTGACGAGTTCTTCTTTTAGATAAGTTTGCTCGTCCTTTGCTTGACTTAGAAGATCGCTGGAGTTGAGGGTTACGCTGTCACCTGGGATCGGAATGTTGCCGCTGAACTTACCTCGGATCTGGCCTAGCATCTCTTTTGAAAGAGCAAGGGCATAACGACGAATCCAATGCTTACCAATAGCATTAATGTTTTGGTAAGGAATGTTATCAAACGGCAAAGAGTTCATGTTGTTGATGCCATCTGTGCCGTTCTTACGATCCGAGTCCTCTGTCCAAGGATCTTGGTCAATGGTGAACTGAACCCACATATGACTTACAAATCCCTCTGGGATCGGTGTGATCCTCAGCTTGTTATTGAACAACTCAAAAGAGTAATGTGAAAGTCGGGTCCAAAGATGGTCTTCATAAGCCATAGCCTGGAGTTTGTTTTGCCAGGTTGGGATGATCTCAAATGTAGTGTCATCGGCATACTGACCATAATAGTTTAGGTTGCCAACAACATTTAGACCACCATAGTAGCCATAAAACCTCCACATAGAGCCTGGGGTTTTGTAGAAGACCCTGTGGATCTTGACCTTCTTGTTGCCAACCAAGTTCGCATAAGGAACTGAACCGCTTGTTGCTGGTTCAAGGTTATTGGCGGCTGAACTGGAAATAATGTTTTGTAGGTCATAGTCTTGGACGCCAGCAGTTAGGGCAAAAGAAGCAGAATAGAAAGTGTTGTTACCTCCGATGCCCGCTTCCTCGGAGAAGCCTTCACCAACACGACGAGCATAACCAACCTTGAAGGTTGGGTAAGTAAGGTTTACAGCAGAACCAGAAGCATCACCTCCGGTCATCTGTCCGTCGTGATCAAATGTTCCTGTTGCAAAGCCTAAAAGACTTCCAAGGACATTCTTCGCTTGGTGTTTATTGATGTGGTAGGTGTATTCTAAGACTGCCTCTTCGTAAGCAGCATAGACGTTGCCGACCGTAAGTTCGATGTCAAGGACATCACCACCCAACTTCTTGTAAGTGTAGGCAACTTGATCGGCAGCACCTGAAATAAAGTTTGTGTCATAAAGAGGAGAATCGGTCTCTACATAAATACCAAAAGGGTAATGTGTAGTTAAACCTGCCCCATTACCGGTAGTCGCTGTGCTTCCGGTTGAAGTTAGAATAACCTTACTAGTCTGACTGACTGGTGTTAGGGTAGGCTTTGCCATTCAATAGATCCCCCTTAGTCTTTTTTGGTTGTCTTTCTGCGGCTCTTGGTTGCCTTTCTGACAGGCTTTGGCTCTGGGGCTGTCTCTACCTCAACCTCTTCTGCAACAGCGTCGAGGACAGGCGTCTCGCTCTCCACAACGGGTGCTGGGGCTGGCGCTTCGACAACTGGAGCGGGAGCAGGCTGTGGAGCCTGTGCGGCTTGGCGAGCGGCGAGGGCCTTTGCTCTTAGTGCTTTTCTCTTACGAATATTCATAACGAATCTCCTTTACTATAAATAGTTCTTCTCAAAACAAAAAGCCCTCGCCATCCGAAGACGACGAGGGCGTAATGCCTGTAAGGGGCTAACTAGCTATCAGCTACCGGACTCACCAAGGAGACCGCGACAGATGACAAGACCGTACATGTCAGGACGGACCATCTTCTTCGCGTAGCGAGTCATGACACCCTTACGTGGGATGAAGTCCTCGGTACCGAAGATGGTCGGCGTGACCTGTAGTGGAACGTATGGAGCGTAAACGTAGCCGCTCTCTAGGAAGCCACTGCCCTTGCGACCGACGAGAACGACGTTGCGTGGGAAGTAAGGATCGACGTAAACGTCGAACTTCTTGGAGAGTGAACCAACGTTGACAGCACCAACGGTGCCGGTGTCAGCATCAGCCGTGACGGAAGCACGGAAGCCACTGGTGAACTCAAGGATGTTGGCAACTTCAGGTGAGGTCACGATGAAGTTGGCACCACCACGGAGAGTCTTGCGGTGGATCTGAGCGGAGACATCATTGATCGTCTCAATGAGAGTCTCGTACCACTCGGAAACCGTACCGGTGAAGTCAGGGGCGGTCGTGCCGGCTCCAACTTCAACACCAGTGGTGCGGTTTACGAATAGACCCGGTGAACGGCTCCAGTAGTACTTGCCAGCCGTAGCACCAGCGAGAAGATCGTTAAGAATCTCACGATCGATCTCAAGAGCAATCTGCTCGGAGAGGATGCTGGTTAGCTCAACCTCGGCATCGAGGTTGTGGTAGGCGTTGAGATCCTGACCAAGCTCTGGGGACCACTTGGCCTTGAGCTTGCGGGTCTGAGCCGTGACAGCGATGGAGTCAACCTTGATGTCGATCTCTGGGATCTCGTTCTTGCTGGTGTTGTTGCCGAAGTTGCCTGTGCCAAACTGCGGCTCCTCAAGACCCCAAGTTGGGTCGCCGACAACAGAACCAATGGCACCGCCGGCCTGGAAGTCGTCAACAATCGGCCACTCTGCACCGTCCACAGCCGCGATGGCAATACCTGCTTCACGCTGTGCTAGAGCCGTACTGCCTGTGACTGTAGCAATAAAAAGAAGCTTTGTGCTATCAGTTGGGTCAATCTGAGTTAAACGACGAACTTGCGTGGCGTCGTTCGTAAGAACAGTGCCGCCGTCAGTCAGCTTAATATCCACAAGCATATCACGGTTTAATTGCGGATAGCTTGAGATAGTAATTGTTCCAGCAGCGAAAGAAGAGCCACTTGCAAGATCCGGGTCAAAACGAAGCAAACGAGTTAACTCATAAGCATCGGTAGAATCACCAGCGAAAGTCGGAACACCGCCATCACCAATGGTTCCCGAGGCAACAAGAGTAAGGGCCTTGCCAGAGGCAGCAGAAGCAGTTGGAGCGGAATAACCAGCCTGTAGGTTGTAAAGACCACCGCCTTCCTCGGTAAGATCAGTGACACCACCGGTTAGCGCGGAACCGACAACACCACCACCGTAGACAGACTCGTCAGCACCAAGGCCAAGGCGGGGTGCTTCATAAGTGAAGTCGAGGAAGAAAATGAGACCTGATGGAAGGCTCATTGGCTGGACGCTGACGATATCGTTGGCCAAAAGACCACCGAAAACGCGGCGAACAAGCGGGAAAGCGACTGAGGCAAAGCCCTCAACGTCGCCGGCGGCCATGGAAGAAGCTTCCTTAAGAAGCTGCTTGGCCTGGTTCTCAAGCAAGCGAGCCATGCCGGCGCGCTCATGGTCTGCGGAGAGACCCTCTAGAAGACCAGTCTTCTCCCACTTAGAGAGAAGCGCATCGCCTTCTGCACGGAGATCGCGGTTAACGATTCCTTCTGTTAGCTTTTCTAAAATAGACATAATATATCACCTCCTTTATATAGGGATTTTTGTTTGAGTTTCTGTTACTTGATACCTGCGAGGGCTCTGAAACGATC